CAATATCTGCTAATTGTCTGGCCCCTTCCGTCTGAGAAGATATAATACCCTGAGCATTTAGATCTTTCACAGTCTGAAGACCTTGATCACGTGCAGCTGTAGGCAATAAGGCCGCGCTTCGGGAAGCTTCAGAATAGTAATCCATGACATTCCCGAATAATGCGTCCTTGATTCCACCACCTAGCACTAGAGCTCCTGCAGTTGCCGCAATCGTTGTAATCTTGGAAGATATACCATCAAGGATTGGACTAACCTCATCTTGTGCTCTTAAGTGCACGCGAGAATCACTCATTCCGCGAATCTCCGAATCTGCACGAGATGCTGATCTGCGCAAATCGTCAGCACCGGAGCGAGCTCGTCTGAAAATATCATCAATGTTCGCTCGTCCCAGTCTCCGAGTTTCGTCTGCAGCATCATTGATCCGGCTACCTAAATCATCCGCTGCGCTTCGGGATCTTCGAAGATCAGATACAAGGTTTTCCCCCATCTGTCCAGATGCTCGACGAAAATCCAGTAAATCATTAGTCGCCCCAAGAATGGCCTTCCGCATATTCTGGACAGCACCGGAAATAAGATCCCGTGCTTCGAACGGAACCGTCACTTTTGTTGTCGCTGCTATAGTTGTTTACCCCCATCCTGCCTATTTCTTATTGGCCAGGCGCTTGGCTTCTTCTTCGGCGACCATACCGGCCGCAAGACAGAAATAATACTGCCGCTGTTTATCCACCTCATAAGGTAGGATTTCAGCCGGCAGCCGCTTCTGGTTAATCCAAAAGGATGCTACCCAGCTTGCTTCTCCGTCTTGCTTGATGAGTTTTTTGCTTCTTTCATAAGTTCATCCTTTGTTTCTTGGAAATTACGCACAGCTTTGCTAAGCTCCGAATAATCAGCAGGATTGTCTAGGATACGCGGTGGCAACTCATACTTACTGATGCAGTTGAACGCCAGAAGCAAATCCTTGTTGTTCCAATCGAAATCGTGTTCAGTTGCCTTAACGATCATGACATCAATCTCGTTATAGGATTCTTTCGGATCTCCGTTGTCTTCATAGGCCAGCTCATAAGCTCTGCGCACCTCAATAGTAGTAAGGCGACGTACTGACCAATTTTCTCCGTCTGCTGGCACCGTGACGGTGTCATCGTTCCGACCTGCTTTGCCCTTGGATAGATATTTTTCTAATTTATCGCTCATGTATACTACCTCCATTAAGATATTTTCGAATAGAAAAAGACCGTCAAAGTTACGACGGTCTGATTGAGTATTTAGATACTTAAAGCATTAAGAATTTATAAAAAATATAAGAAAATATGACGGCAAATATAAGAGAGACAATCGCTAAATTTCTTTCACCTTTCCAAGCTCGTAAAGCGTTAGCTATATATAAAACTATCATTCCACCAAATAACACTACTAGATTAACACCGGTTAAGTATACAATAATAAATGCTACTACCACACAACTCCAGATAATTTTGAACCATAAAGGATATTTCATGAGGTACCTTTTAAGCATAACCTGCCTCTATTCTCTTCGAATTTGTATAAATTGTATTCTCCAAACCTTATTACAATTCCTTCCTATTCGAAGTGCTAATATAACTACAGGCTGCTTGTAAGAATTCATGCCATATAATCCGGAAACTGTTCAATGAAATCAAAATCATTCGCGGTACCGGAAAGTGTGATATCGATGCCATTGTTGTCGTCAATCTTGGCAACCAGCAAATCCATTTCGTCATGAATATGCACACCGCTGATCATCACCCGTTCTACATTACCAGTCTGCATGTCCTCAAGAGAGCCGGTGATCCGGTCCAGGAACATCGTCTTCCCCGCCTTAAAATCAGCCAAGAGCCTGTAACGAAGAGAGGACTCTAACTTCGACATAACCAGTTTCACCGTAATCTCATACCCCACGATCTGCTTCGTTTTGGACATCTTCCGCGCGCGGATAATATCCAGTGTCTCCGGCTTCAGGATAACCTCCACTTCTTTAATGGTTTGAATCGAGTCCCCGTTGTCATCCTGCACGGATAAATTACGGCCAATAAGTTCGCGTTCCATCTACTATGCCACCTCCCAATCAATATTAAATATTTCAATAGCGTCGAGCGGTTTTGCCGACAAAGAGAAGTACGCATAATCCATATCACTTTTCTTCGTTGGATGTTCGGTAAATGTAAATTCTGAGCCAATCGCCTTCTGTCCAGCACGAGTCTTCAGATAACTAACGACTGCTGCGATAAACATCCCCCGACCATCTTTGTCATTGTCCAGCTTAGCCTTATTTGCTTTGCCAGCAGCGTAGATGTCATTCAAAATTTGGTCAATCGTCATGGAGACTCGAATCTTACCGAAGTCCTCTCGTTCCCCTGCCCCAAGCGTAGTCAATGTGTTCACTGCCGACTCAATAATATAGTCGTAGCCGTCTCGGGTAGCCATCAGCGTGCCTTCAGCTAGGCCTTTAAGTACCTCGCTGTGACTCCAGTCCACCTTTGCCTCCGTCATTGGCACCTTAACACCCGTAAAGGATTTATTCGCAGGTGTTCCAGCGGCTAAACCAGCTACCCATGCTGCCCACTGCAAAGAAGTATAAGTCTTTCCGTTAGAATGTTCGCCAGCCAAGGAGCAATTGATGATAAAACGAGCATTAGCAGCGCGGCTGCGGGTGTTGTGAGCTTCAATATCATCATCAGACCCCGATGCTCCTGCAATGACCAGCTGTGCTAGCTTGCGAGCCTTGCTACGCCGATCTAGCAACCATTGCTTAGCAGCAGCTTGTACCGCTGCGTCCGAGGAAGGTAGATAAACGACATCAAACACTAGACCGTCAATGCGATTAAAGATGCCGCTCCAATTGGCTGCCGTAATCGCTGCAGTACCGGTAACTCCGCCGGCTAACTTTGTGTAGGCAACATCAGCCAACGCCGTTGAACCTGTGTCTTTAAAACGCACCATGTCGGACTTTTTCAGAGCATTAATTGCTTCAGTTTTATCAGTGACCAAGAACGTCTCAGTATCATAGATACCTTTCGTATCCCGAATGACAATTTCTTTCTTTGTTGCATCCACCAAACTCGCCCGAATTAGGTACTCGAAATCATTTCCGCGAGTACCTGGATAACGAGCTTCTATAGTGTAGCTACTAGCCACAGCAACCGAGGCAGCTACCTCATTTCCATTCGTAACCCTATACCCTACTACCGTTGCTCCATTCTCTGCAGCCAGTTCCAACTCATCTACAAGTAGCCCAGATTCCTTGAAGCGCTCGGACTGATCCGCCATATCCACTGCTTTATTCGGCAATCCCCACTCGGCTTGATACGGTACCAAAACGCGACCAGATACCGATAGGACACGAGACTTTGCAACCGCCTGCAGCTCCACATACGCGCCTGGTCTATTCCTTTGTATCGACATTCACTGTCTCCTCCTTTGTTGTCAGTCCCAAATAGGCCTGCATCTTTTGAATAACTTCCTGTTGAGACAGCAGGGAATCTTCCTCACAATCAAAAAGAGCGCCGGCGATCTCAAAGCGTTCCCGCTTCAAAACCACTGCGCTCTCAATCCATTCCTGCTTACTCCGCTTGTTCAGAGCATCTGAAACAATATTAGTAGGCTGCCGAATCTGTTTTTTTATGTTCATATTTTAGTGCTCCTTCCTTTTTCTGACCAAAAGAAAAACCGCCTCTCCTTGGGCGGTTAATCCGTACTATTGTGTACCGTTAGTTCAACCACTTAATCATTTCATTGATTTTGCTAACGCGACCATTTCCTCTTTAGTCAATTCTCCGCTGTCGAATTCAATGAAAGTAGCATTTTGTACCCATCGTAGGTATCCTCCTGGTAGATGATTAACCCATGGCTCAAATCGCCTTTCGATTCCGTTTATGTTAATTTTCTCTCCACGTTCATTAAATTTAAAATCCTCGACTACAGTTCTTGTTGTACTTGTTTGGTTACGAACATCGATGTTTGTGACAACTCGGTTTATTTTATAACCAACCGCCTTATGTTCTTCAATTCCTAAAATATAGTTTTCATCTTTATCAAAGTAGTGTAACCTAACGCTTTGGATTGGCTTGGTGGTGTCTAACGGATAAGGATATTTAAGTTCTACTGTCCACTCGTTAGGCATGTTTTCAGGAACAAGTAACGTGAAAGTCGCTTTCTGCTTGACTTTGTTTAGTGTAGTGCTATCCAATTTGTGATATTTTGATGTGTGGAAAGGGCCTTCCTTTGCAAGAACCACGGAACTTGTTAAAAATATTACCGCAACAAACAAACACATAAAAATCCTTCTCATGTTATCCCACCTAAAGGTTGATTAGGTGTATTATTACCAAATCACTCCATACTATCCAACCTCGTATAAACAGTGTCGAACAACTTTATGTGATACTTAAAAAAACTCAACTGTACTACCCGTTAGCTTAGCAACAGAATCAAACTTTAAAACAACCTGGATCAATAAAAAATTCATTAATCTTCTGAACAGACTGCCCGTCATCTTTAATTATCAGTTTCGGAACGTGAATCAGATATGAAAATCGAAACGTAACTTCCATCCGGTCATTCGTGGGCCGTGTGCGCGGAGTCTCGATAACGAGCATCACCCCAAAGCGCGATGAGACCACACAGAACCGCCGCTGACGAAGGAAGAGAAAGAAAGGGGATAAGTCTAAGGGGATCGGTTCTCGGTTCTCCTTTCTCCTCATCCCCGATACGTTCAATGTCGTAATGAAAGACCAGGCCCACGTCCTCGATGATCCGATTCGATTGGGGTGTGTGCGTATTATCAGACACAAGGTCTGTTTCGATAAAAACGCTAGGACGGTCAAATTGACCCGCTAACCATTTCGACTTATCCCGCAGAATTGGCAAGTCAGGATACACCCGCTTCACAATATCAGCCCAGGCTTTCAAACCCACATCCATCATGACAGCATCCTCCCCAACTCTTTCTCTAACTGCTTCATAATCAGTGCGTTCATACCGCCTTCCAGCTCCTTCACAGCGATATCAAAGTAATGACGGCCAATGAAGACACGAGGTTTTGCCATAAACCCTGTCTTTGCAGCCGGATCATATACAAACTGACCATTTGCCTTCCAGAATCCAGGAACATAATGTGCTTTTCGGATGGTGTATCCATCATTGAGATGACGTGCGTAAGGAAGATTTGAACCGACTTCGATAGTAATAGAATTGCGGTCAATATCCCACTCCCAAATGTTATTGTCCTCTCCACGAGTAAAGGAGTTCCACATCAATCCAGTGTCAATCAGCTCCTGTTTATCAATCTCATCGATGACTAGGTTCAAAAGTGTTTCGCCCACAGCCTCAGCAATGTTCTTAAGGATCTGGTTAACACCTTCATCGCTCAGCTTCTTGAATTTCTTCGCGAGTCCGTCAAAATCATGCACGCTCACTGCCTTTCACCTCGCATGTCACCAACAATTCACGCCAATAACGGCGTGGGTTAGAGTCTATCACCAGATACTTACGTCCGAACAGTAACACTTCGTCGCTAATTCGGACGTCTGCATTCTTCGGCACACCTATTGTCTTTTTGACAATGTATATGACAGGAGTGGATTCTGCCTTGGCATCAGTCTGCGTCTTAACAACGAAACATTTCAAATCTGCGATCTTTCCTGCCTTCCGATCGCTGAATAGGTTGTCCGCATCTTGCTGACGACCGACTCGGTACACTGCCAGTGGTATATTCATGCGGTGATTCATAGCAAATAGGCCGTGATGTTCCCATCATCCGGCCCTGACTGTTGCTTCTTGACCCACAGGAAGAGAATAGAGTCCACATCAGCATTGCCTGTAGTCTTACCTTCAACTGCCTGTCGGGTATATGTCCAAGCGCCGTCGCTTTCCGCTGAGTAGCCACGAGCAACTGAAGCCAAGTATTCCTCACTGTCCTGCAACGCCAGCGACTCCGCCAGCTTGACCCAGGCCATCATGAGCTGCTTATCTGCCTCCTCCGGAAAAGAAACTGGCAAATACAGCTCGATCCGGGTCTGTGCATCATCAATATACTGCTCAAGCTGATCGTCAGTTGCCTCTTGTACAGCACTAACACGGCTACGTTTCTTAAGGAGTGTCGCTACCAGCATTCGGCACACCGCCGCCTTCCAGCGCCTTCAATTCAGTGATGAGCTCGAGCTTCTTCATATCTGTGAAGCCTTCAACGCCTGCTTTCTTCGCCTTGTCCTTCAGCTGGGTAACTGTCAGATCATCTAGCGGAATGACCTTCTCCGCATTCACTTCAAAATCAGGATGCTCATGCAATTTTTCCAGCACAATCGAATCTTCCACCAGTACCGGCTTAGCCGGCTCAAAACGAATGCTATACAACCGAAGTGAGGCATTCTTGCCTCGGTAGGTGACGTATGCCATTAGAATTCCACCCCTTCCACATAGGCGAGAGCTTGCGGTTCTTCGAAGATAGCATCAAAGTCAGAATGAATCGCATAGAAACGCTTATCCGTCCAGATTGCCTCCTTGCCCTCAGTCGTCTTACGGATCTGCATATCATAGGTATGGACCATTGCAAAGTTCGGCTGATACGTAAAGAGGATCGCACCTTCAGGCATACTCCAGACCTCTTCGACGTCGTAAGCGTTGACTTTCTTCGTGCCCCCCAAGATCTGCAACTGAATAGATGCGCTGGTGTCCTTCTCAGCCAACATCTGAAGTCGCTCGCTGAAGGTATTTGGATGCATGAAGTATTTAAATACCCCACCAGCGCGATACCGGGTTGGTATTGCACGTTCGACCTCAAACAAAATACCTGTTTTCTCTTTAGCCGAAAGTGTTTTCCAATCTAAGTAATGACCAGTGGTACGTGCCTTCTTCAACCAACCGTCATTTATGCTCAAAAACTCATAATCCGGATCAGTGTTCAGAGTTGCAGTATCACCATTAAAACCGATGTCTTGCATATTCTCACCATAGTTGTTAGCCATAGCCCGCATGATGATATCCTCTGCATTTTGGCCACGTACCCGTTGAGTCTGGCGAATAAATTCCTCGGTAATATCAAATGGAACAATTACCGGTTCTACTGAATAAGGGATCTGTGGAAAGGTCAGACCAGGCGTATTGGAAGCCATGATATCCTCTTTTTTACTGCGCATGTTACGGCCACGTACACCCACCTTGTCAATGGTTCCTTTGGAACTCTTCCTATTCTCATGACGGATGCCTTTAAGGAAACCATTAGCTTCGTACGCCATATCCGTGAAGGCTTCGACTTCCTCATAATTCAGAGCGTTTTGATCCATCGATGTGACGATGGTTGATTTCTGGATGCTGGTTCGAGCAATATTTCCGTTTGTTCTCATGATTTGCATTCCTCCTCGAATTACAGGAAGCGTCCGAAACTAACGGCGCCTTCTGATTTGCTAATTTCTTCTTGCTCACCTTGCGCGGACGCACCGCGGCTATTCTTCACCAATTGCACATCAGCTGCCAACGTCTGCATCTGCTCACTCAGCGGTGCCAGGGCTTTGGCAATGGCATCTGTTATTGTGTTCTCTTCTGCGGTCGTAGTCGAAGCAACACTGCCTGCAGGTTGGTCACCTTCGACACCCTCTTCTTTCTTAAGCTCCGCAATCTCGGACGTCAAACCTTCCACCTGCTTTGCGATCGGAGCCAGTGCGGCCGTTACAGCCTTGGCAATATCTTCAGCTTTCAAATCAACATCCTCCTCGGACTCCCCTTCTACAGGAGCCGTTTTATTTTTAAGTTCGGTCAATGCGGTAATCGCATCGTCCACATGTTTTAAGTTACCTGCGGAAATCTTTTTGCCGGCCTTGGCAATCTGCTCGGGAGGTGTGCCGATGGCTTTCACGATATCCTCCTTGGTCAACACGTCCTCAGCAATATCTACAAAATCTTGAAGCGCTTCACGAATGGTCTCTGCATCGGTTTCCATCCCGCTGTTATAACTGTCCCAATTAAAAAGAACCGAGTTGAGGGCATCCTGCGCCGCCCAAAATTCTCGGTTCTTCCGGTTCTTATGGTATTTGTCAGCGACTGCACCCTTCTCGATCAGGCCCAGTGCTTTAGCGATTCTACTCAAGAGCCCCTTGGATACCTCCTCTGCCTCTTCGATCTCTTCCCGCTTGCCAATCCCCCACATTGAAAAGCCAGTTATCTCGCCTTTCTTGATTGACTCCCAAGTATCATCTTCAGTCACTTTCACAGCTGCCACCCAGGAGCCCTTCACGATCTGCTGCTCACCGAGCGTCATGTCGCAAGGAGCAATGTAAGACTCAATTACAAATCCCTTGTCAGCTTCGAGATCGTGCTGCTTATCGATGTTATAGGTGTGCTGCTTTTCCATGAAAAGATGAGCTGCCTTCTCGATCTCGACTTCATCCATTTGATCATCATGGGCGTCTGCTATATCGGGCTGGTACACCACGCCTTTGACAATCCGTTTATCGTCGTCGATTTTGGCGATCTGGACCTGCTTCTGGATGGCATTCTTCCCAGCGTCTTTGATGATGGCAAACGGAACGCCGTTGGCTCCCTTGTCTACGAGGGAGATATGCGTGATTTTAGCGTCTTTCAGTTTAAAGGTCATTTTTGTTCTCACCTCCTTTCATTAGAGTTTTCATGGTGTCAAAATTCGTTAAATAGATAATAGACTGACATTAGAAATTGAAACAGCGACAGCAATGGGCGAGAAAATAATATTCTAGACTGTCGCTGTTTCATTAAACAAATGTCTCTCGTTAGCTTGATCAACCACTGTAAGTTAAGTACTACAAATGAGTATGTTGACTAATGTGAGTCCAACTTTTTTTTCGTTACACGACGATACCCCACACACTTCCGGAGCATGTACATATCATATTTAAAAAGGAGGTGTTATCATGGCTTTCCAAGTGTTAGACATGCGTATTTCAACAAATAGTAACACCAATACTGGGACCACACTCATTACAACTACACCATTGCTTATAGGAGATATTGGATTAATTACTACTGCTGCCGTAGACACTCCACTTGCCGGTGATGTACGTGTATGGTTATCAGGTACTGTAGCTGTTGAAGGGTCGTTTCAACAAGACTCGACATTTGTATTAACAATTGAGCGCAACGGAGCCGGCACTCCAGGAACAGGTACGCTTGTCTATACGGAATCTTCTTTTTCTAACGTTGGGGGAGACATTCAGTCTTTAAGCGTTACATTGGGAGACTTTCCACCTGTAGCTGTTGTAAATGCACAACAGATCAGATATACCTTGTTCGTCGCATTAGCAACTGAAACTGCCGGAAGTAATGTATTACTAGGTCCGGTTTCTTTCAACGGAATCGCTGCTGCGGGCGCTGGACCTTAACAAATAGAAATACGGGGACTTTGACCTCCGTCTCGCAAATCGGACAGCTCATCGCATCGGTAGCCGTTCAGGAGACTCCTACACTCACCTTTGAAGCAAACGGATGCCAATCTTGTCTTCGTTGGCATTTCCAATGGAGCAGCTACGGCCGGTAATCTGCTTCAAAATGCGTTGAGCTATCGTTTCCCGTTAGTGAACAACAAAGACTGACCAGAAGGCAGCCTTTGTTGTGACTACATATATCATAAATTCTTCCGCTAATCTGCCTGCTAGCCTAATGATCGTCATAAGTCCATTACTCTATTTACTCAGTCTTCTATTCCTTATTAAAAATAATCCTTCACTATTTTTATGATTCATCCTAATAAAAGGAAAATTGTCTGGAAATCCCCATTTTTATTCCATTACTGATCGCATCGTACAACGGCAGCGGATAATCTCCTCGGCATGTCCAGAAGGATCTCCCGGAAACATCAGCTTACTCTTACCGACTTCAAAAGGCTTGTCCAGCGGCTGCACCTGGCCGTTTGCTTTACGGTGTGTCTTTCGGGTCCTGTCACCTTTAGAAGACCTCCACTTCTTACCAGTGACCACCTCGGATTGCTTCCAGCCCTCCATCTTACCTCCGTTGGCCGCTGCCGTGCTCATGGTTCGCGAAACGGTAATGGCCCTTTCCATATTGAATGGACCAGCATCACCCTTAGCAGCCGACGCGCTGATCTCACGTACCAGCAGTGCCCGCTCGGAAGGTGTCTTCCCCTCTTTGATTGCTTTTTGAAATGCCCTGGTTATAACATCCTTACTGGTTCCGTTCATATCCGGGACCAGCTTCTTGAGGTTCTTCGCAAATCCGGATGCCGCCTTGTTTTTGGTGGACCAGATCTTGTTGGTGTTCAGCACTGTTAGCTCAGACTCACCTGCCAAATGAAACAGCGGCGTGAAGGAATCATATACCGCCTGTTCAAACTGGATAGTGAACAAATCACCGGACTGTACGGACTGTATAACCTTGCCCAGCTCCCCGATATCAAGCAGCAGCTCCTCGCTGAGTTCCAGAATCGCATCATGCAATGCCTTCCCTTGCAGCTCAAGGATTTCAACTATTCGGTTTTCTCCCTGCTTGTACAACTCTTCCAACACTTTACGCTCCGCATGGGTCAGCTCCAAGCTATCCAAAAACTCTGAATCGTCCGCTTTGGCGATGAGCTCCCAGCATTCCTTACACATGACCGACTACCTCATCATGGCTCTGCCGCAGTAGACGCTTGGCAATGATGGATACCTGCTCCTGCAGATCGTTCACATCAGAGTCAGGTTCAGGCACAGTTAATGCAGGCTGACTGCTCACAAGCTGCGCGATCGGGGTATCCAGATACTCATCGCTGTACTTGGATTCATCAATAGTAGTGTCCAGCACTTCCTCGGCGATCGGGATCAAATCTCTTACTAGCATGATGCCTTTGTCTGCTATAAAGTCTAGAAGTGCCTTCCGGTCTTCTGGATCGATAATCCTTGGACCACGCAGGGTCGCCTGTACCCGGAAAATGCCCAGGGCTGGAAACAAGCGCTTATTAAAGATTTCATCCATAATCCATTTGCGGTAAGGTTCGAAGACCTGTTCCTCTGCAAATCTCAGAGCCGCTTGCGCCGTCGCTCGGTTGTAATCGGAGCTTTGACCCACAAGTATCGGCGGCAATCGGAACGAGGAAAGGATATCGGCTTTCTTGTCCTTCCCATATTCCAGAAACAAGGCATCCTGTTGCAGCAAATCATTCAGCTTGTCCAGCTTAATGGTCACCTTTTCAACCTTTTCATCCAACGGTCCGCCAGTCTCCTTCCCGATTGCTTCCAAGTAGAGTATGC